TTCTGCGGCTTTAACTATGGCTAAGTTGACTGAAGCTCACGTAAACCTACGTGCCGCTGGTGTACCAAACGAAGGTCTTACTGGTGCAATCAATGCCGCTGGACTTGGTGGACTTCTCAAAGATGAGAAAGCTACTTCTTCTGATTATCAAACAGTTAAGGCTCTTGTAAGTGGTGACATTAACACTTTGCAAGGTTTCAACATTGTTGTTCTTGATGATCGTTCTGAAGGTGGTTTGACTGTTGCTAGTAACACTGTTGACTCATTCTTCTTCGCGCGCGACGCTGTTGGTCTTGCTATTGGCATGGACATGAAGACTTCTGTTGATTGGATTGCAGATCGTACTTCATGGTTGAGCAACGGCTGTTTGAAAGCTGGCTCTGTTGTCCGTGACTCAAGCGGTGTCGTTAAAGTTGAATACAAAGATAACGTATAAGGGGAAATATCATGGCTTTTGCAAGATCAGGTTTATGCCGCATTGGCGGTTCAGGAACAGGTGGAAGCACTTGGCAGTATACTTCTACTGATGCTAAAACAGTTGTTGATAACGCAGATTACTTCCTTGACGCTATCAATGAGTTTAACATTGGTGATTTAATCATCTGTAAAGATACTACCACTGCAACTGCTCCAGTAGTAACTATTACTTACATTAAGACCCAAACCGCTACAAGCATTACTGCGGCTGGTGGTACTACAGTAACAGCGTAAGTAACAAAGTAAAACGTCTGGGGGGTTCGTCCCCCCTTTCTTACATAAAGGTTTATTATGGCAAGCAAAATCCAGCTAATATCTAATGCGTTAATTTTAATTGGGGATTTGCCTATTACAACTTTAGTCGGCAACTCACGCGCTCAAACTGTTGCTAACAATCTGTATGACAACATCGTACAAAACGAATTAACTAAATACCGTTGGGGCTTTGCTAAAAAGAAAGCACAGCTAGATTTAACAACAGAAACTCCAGTAGGCACTGAGTGGCAGTCTATCTACCAACTTCCTGCTGACCTCTTGTTTCTTATCAAAATTAATCCTCAAGTTAATTACACTATCTATGGCGACAAGCTATACTCAAATTCAACTGGCGCAATATACGCTGATTACATTTACAACGCTCCAGAATCAGCATGGCCTGTATACTTTAGTAAGATGATTGAGTACAGACTTGCGATGGACTTTGCTCCATCTATCAGGGACAGTGCCGCATCTATGGAAGCTAACGCTGGTCAATATGTAAACGCTTCTCGAATGGCAAGATTTACTGATTCTCAACAATACCCAATAACCCCTATTACAGATCGTCCGTTTATTGATGTAAGGTTTTAGTTATGGCGAAGTCGAAGTTTCTACAAAGTTCTTTTGTAAGCGGAGAGTTGTCACCATTACTTAAAGGCCGCGTTGATCTTGAGCAATACTATCAGGGAATGCAAACTGCTGAAAACGTCCTTATCGTCCCACAGGGAGGGTTAAAGCGTAGAGCAGGCACACAACACGTAGATACCGCAGAAAACATTGTAGCTCCTTTTATTTTTAGTGGATTAGGGCAATTATTTTCGTTTAATGTTACTTCTGGCTTGCCTGTTGTTGGCGCTACATATACAAATAATTCCTCTACTTTTACGGTGCTTTCTTTTACTGGAGCAAGTCTTCCATATACTGTCTACGCAGAAAGGACGGTTGGGACTAATAATCCTAGTGCTAGTGGTACTCTTACTAAAACAGTTAGTACACCTAACCTTGCATATTCTGCATTTACAACATTTACTTCAAGTATGCCTAGAGGCGGTACTGTTGCTAATATTAATGACTTTGATCGGACAACGGTAGGACTAACAACAACTAATATTGGTGTATTCGGAACAACAGGACAATCTGCGCCAGATGATGAATATATAGTAGCTTTATATAATGTTCTTGGGACAACTGATAGAGGTGTGTTTATAGATGTTAAAGACATTAAACTAAGCGGAACTGGCTCTGGTCAATTTAAAATTCAAGTTTCTAGCAACGGTTCTTCTTGGACTACCGAAGAGACTTTAACTGTTACAGCAGAAGCGCAATCTATTCGTATTCGTTTAGATTCTGATTTTGTTGGTCAATACTACAGAATAGTAAGAACTGGTGATACAGGCGACTTAGGAACTTTAAAAATACAACTTAGTGAGTTTAATGTTCTTTACTCAACAGGCAATGTTTCTGACGTCAAGACGTTTGACTTTAGCATTGAGACAGACAGGCATTACTTATGTGTTGTTACTGGAGGTGCTGATACGTCACCCTCTTTTGGTAATATGTCTATTTACAGAGTAACAGATCAAACATTTAACTTTGTTCCTGTAGCTTATTTGCCGTTACCTTTTAAGTCTACTGAAGTTGCAAACGTACGTGATGTGCAAACAGAAAATGTTATGTTAATGTTCCATGAGAATCATCATCCTAAAAGAATAATACACACAGGTTTATCTGCGTTTAGTGTTGACGACATTCCTTTTCTTAACGTGCCTCAGTACGATTATGATGATGCTTCTAGCCCTACACCTACAAGTTATGTAACAACGATGACATTAGGTCATTTTGAAACAGGCGATAGGTTTCAGATAGATGTCGAGGGCGTGTTAAGTAAAAACATTACTTTTGCTGGAGATGCTAATGCTAATGAACAATCATCTTCTGCATTTAACATAGAGAAAAATTTACAAGAAATGCCTGTTTTTGGTGATACAGGTGTGTCTGTAAGCAGAACAGGAACAGCCGCATACACTATTACTATTTCTGGTGAGTCTACAAAAGAATTTGAATTGTTTTCTGGTTTTGCAACTTCAGACAGTGGCGGTACTGCTAACCAAATAGCTTTTGCTTTAGTTACGCAAGGAGTGGCTAGAAAAGAAGACGTATGGTCTTCAACTAGAGGATACCCTAAGACAGCCGCATTCTATGCAGGAAGGTTATGGTTAGGTGGTACAAAGTCTAAGCTACAGAGTTTGTTTGCATCTAGGTCTGGATCGTTCTTTGATTTCTACACAGAAGAAGGTGATGATGACGAGGGTATCTTTACAACAATATCCTCAAGACAGCTAACAGAGATTATCGACATTAACCCTGATCGTGGCCTACAGGTGTTTACAGCAGGGGCAGAGTTTATTGTTAAGGGTAATACTCCGTCTGACATTACTATTGAAGCGCAAACACAGCATGGAGCATCTTTCTTAGAGGTTAAGTCAGTAGATGGTGCAACATTATTTGTAGACCAAAACGGTAGAACACTACGATCTTATCTGTATAACTACAATGAAGATGCTTATAACAGTACAGACATCTCTGTGTTGTCCTCACAGCTTATTGATAATCCAGTAGACTTAGGATCTTTAACAGGATCATTGTCTGAAGATGCTAACTGGGTATTTATTGTAAACCAAGATGGCACTTCTAGTATTTTAAATACGCTTAGATCACAAGACATTAATGGTTTTACTAAGTGGATTAATGGAGATACTAACTCTGCATACCCTCTCAAGACTGTATCGGTATCTGTTGTTAATAATGATTTATTCTTAGTAAACAAAAGAACAACTGACACTACTACTACTTACACAGTAGAAAAGTGGGACTTTGACTACCTAATGGACTCATCTGTTAGACTTGAAACCAGTTTAAGTATAAGTGGAAATAACTTATCTTTAGCTTCACATCATTTAGATGGAGAGACAGTTAGTGTTGTAGCAAGAGGAACAACATTAGATAACCGCGTAGTACAGGTTGACCCTGCTTCTGGATACATTATTTTAACTGATGAAGAAAAGTCATTTATCCTTGAGCAAGACCCTTCTACTGGTGTTATTGACGTAGAGGTAGGTTACAACTTTACGCCTAAGATTGTGGGTATGCCTTTGAATACTAATTCAAATAGGATTGCAGGACAAAACCAAATGCGTGAGAAGAAGATTAATCGCATGAATCTAAGAGTGTATGAAAGCTCAGGTGTGTATATTGATGGTAATCCTGTACCTATTAGACAGTTTGGTGATGCGGCTAACTCGCCATTAGATTCCAATCTTCCTAAACAAACTGGTATTATACAAGATAACAATGGCGGTAATGGATGGGGAATAGAGGTACAGCCAGAGATTACTATTCCTGAGCCTACACCGTTCCACATACAGGCTATAGAATACGAGGTAGAATCATCTTAAATCAAGTAGCAAAGCAAGATGAGATATTAAAACTACAGTCATTGATGTTACAAGGTGATACTGTAGAGTTAGAAGTAAAGCATCATTTTAGTGATGGCTTATATGCAAGAGAGCTGTTTATTCCTGCTGGCGTATGTTTAGTAGGAGCGTTACACAAGACGACTCACTTGTACATGGTAGTAAAGGGTAGATGCAAGGTGTCTAGCCAATTTGGTAACTTGGATATAGAGGCTCCGTTTATGGGAGAGACTATTCCGCAAACTAAGCGTGTTATATACGCTGAAACAGACTGTGTATGGATTACATATCACCCTACACATTTAACTGATATAGACGAGATAGAGAAGGCTTTGTTAGAGCCAGAGGATATTTAGATGACTTTTGGAATAGTGGCGGCATTAACCGCAATAGGTGGTGGAAGTGCCGCTGTAGGTGCGGCAGTAGCCGCGACAGCCGTAGGAACAGGGCTTAATGTTTACGGTCAAGTTGAATCTGGCAAAGCGCAACAAGATGCTTTAGAAGAGCAAGCTAGGCAAGAAAAGATTGCGGCTGAAGGGCGTGAACTAAAAAGACGACAAGAGTTAAGCAAAGTCCTTGCATCTAACATTGTTAGTGCGTCTATGTCTGGAGAAACAGGTGAAGGATCTACTGCTAGTCTTTCTTTAGAAACTGCTAAACAAATAGGCACAAGTGAAGCAATGATAGGATTAACTGAAAGGTTAGCCGAAGCACAAACATTAAGAAAAGCTAGAATGGCTAGAGGAACTGCTAATATTGGCGCGGCATCTACTTTGCTTAAAGGTACGGCAAAAGTTGCAAACGCGTTTGCATAACTGATACATAGGAAACAATAATGGCTAAACGACCTAGACAACAACGTATTCTATCTTACGGAGAGTTCCGCCCTACTGGTGTAGATGACTCTGCGGCTAGGCGTATGCAGGCTCTAGCAGGCTTAGGAGAGACTGTAGCAGGCGTTGCTGAACAGTTTGGCATTGCTAAAGCTGAGGAATTAGCTCCAGCAGAAGCGTTACAAGCTGTAGAAGAGGCTCGCATAGTCGATCCAGAAACAGGTAAAGTATCTTACGGAGAAATAGCACAGCGCAAAGGCTGGGGCGCTAATGTTTATGAAAATACAGTAATTAATGCGCAATATGCCCAACGTAAAACTGATACAACAATAAGATTAAATGAGATTGCAGTAGACTTTGCAGATGATCCTGTAGGTTATGAGAATGCGGCTAAAGCGTTTTATGATGCAACAGTGGATGCGGCACCTATAGAAATAAAGCAAGACCTTAGATCAGCAATGGGGCCAAGAATTTCATCTAACTTTCAAACGATTAATGCTAATTTTATAGCAAATTCTGAAAAACAAAGCCAAGCAATTTTACAAGATTCTATTAATACAGCTCTTATTGATCTTGAAAACTTAACAGCCAATGGCGAAAACCAGCTTGTTGCTGAAGAACTTCCATTGTTGTACTTAACAATAGATGCAATGGGAGAAGCTGATCCGCTATATGATGTTGAGGGTGCAAAAAATAAAGTAAATAATGCTCTTTATGAGCAAAGAACCTTAAAGAATCTTGATGACATAGCTGACAAAGATGGTGTTGGCGCGGCTATGACAGCATTAGAAGAATTTCAAGATAAGCCATTGCCTAAAGGATATTCGCAAGATGACCTCAGAGCATTTACTGTATCTGCCCAGGAAGATTTAAACAGGAAAAACTCTCGTATAAATGCTTCTGCAAAAGTAGCAACAAAAGAAGCTACTGCAAAAGTGCAAGATTATATAACTGCTAGAAGTCTTGGACAGCCTATTAAAGAGCAAGAAAGAGCAAGTGTATATGAAATTGCTAAAAGAACTCCGCTAGAGGAGAAGTTATTTTTAGCTGATGAAATAGGAATCTTTGCTACTGCCTCATTACAGGCTAGAAATGAAATGCTTGATGCGGCTAGAACAGGTGGCTTGGATCGTGCTGATGCTTACAAAGCTATGTTAGTAGCTAATGCAGATATTAACAGGCAAGCTACAAAAGATGGATATTCTTTAGGAGTTAGCCAAGGTTTAATTAAAGAAATTGAATTCGACATTAATGATCCAAATTCATATTTAAAAAGAGAACAACAGGCAAAAGTTTTGTCTGCTCATTATGGTGTTCCAGTGTCACCATTAAATGATAATGAAGCTACAACTTTAGCTCTTGCAGTAAATGAAATGTCTGCTCAACAAAAAACAGATTTAGCTAATTCTTTTAATCCAAGCTCAAACATATTCGCGCAACTTGACGAAAAAGGTCAGGGTTTATTTGCAATGGCTTCTTCTATTGGAGATGAAACCATTATGAAAGAAATCTTTTTAGGACAAGATATTATTAATGAAGGAACGCAAGGGAAACTACCTGTAAATTATAAAGACATTTTTAATAATTTAATTGGTAATTCATTACCTGCAAACGCTTCTCGTCAGATTTTAGATGGAGCATTAGCTCTTGAGGCTTACAATAAAAAAATATCTACACAAAGTTCTTTTGAAGATTCTATACAACGAGTTTCTGGAGGAATTAAAAAAATAAATAATCATAAAGTATTGTTACCTAGAGGAATTAATCAAAATACTTTTCAAGATTATATAGATGATTTTACTCCACAAAATGTTGAAAGTTTTGGAGGCATTCAAGGGCATACTCCTGAGCAAGCGGCAAGGGCTGTAAGCAACGGACGTATTATTTCTTTAGGCAGTAATAGATACGCGGTAATGATAGGCAAAGACAAAGATGTTACTGCAATGATTGCTAATGATAATCCTTTATTAGAGCCTCAACCGTTTATATTTAGTTATGGACAGCCTGAATTGCCAAAAAGGCCCTCTATGAATGATGAAGTGTCTACATATTCTGTAGAAGAAGAGTCGGCAAAATTTGCAAAAGATAGGTCTGCTACTGGTGCATTAGACAAATTGTTGCGTATGAATCCTGCCGTTCCGAGAGATTTGTAATGAGCTTTATTTCTAACAAAGACAATAAAGAAATGCTAGATCAGTTAATGAGTTTTTCGGAACCTATGGAGCCTGAATCTACCTTTACAGAAATGTATAAAGCCTCGACTCGTCTTTTTATTAACGAAAACCTTTCTTATTCTGCCTCATTAAACGATCAAAATTACGAAGATCGAAATCAAAAGGTAAGAGATCTTGTAGAAAATAACACTATTGATAAATCACAATATCAAAACTATAGAGGTGAATTTGACTACGATAGAATAGCCGCTGACACTGGAGAAATTAAAACTAATCTTGAATTGTTTATTGAAAGAAATGAATCATTAAAAATTGCGCGAGAAGAAACTCAACGAATTATGGAGGCTGGTTCAGGCGCGTCCAAACTAGCGGCAAGTATTCTTGGGCCTATGTCAGCTTCTTTTTTAGAACCTGCTGTATTAGCAACTATACCTTATTCTGTATCTGGAACTGCTCTTAAAGGTCTAGGTACTTTAGCAAGCGCATTAAAGGTTGCAAAAACTGAGGCGGCTCTTGCGGCTGGAGCCGAGACTTTTATACAGCCATTAGTGTTTGCTCACAAGCATACTATTAATTCTCCGTATGAGGTTGAAGATGCTCTTAGCGCAATTGCAACTGTAGCTGTTGGTGCTGGAGTTCTTGGAGGGGGAGTAGGTGGTTTATCTGGATATTTAAGAAATGTTAGGGAAAAAACAACTCCTATTATAAAAGAATCACAAGGTGCTAAATTTAAAGATCAAAGTGTGCCTTACGATGAATCTATTGATGTTGATGCAAGTGTTGCACAAGCTGTGAATACTCCAGAAGATGAGGCATTAGAAATACTAGCAAGAGTAGAAAATGAATTAAATTCTAAAAAAACAGCTAGACCTAATGATATTTTAACTGCTGAATACAGTAAATATAAACAAGGTGAATATGACACTCTTATAGAAACAAAAGAAGCAACAATTAAAAGTTTACAAAAAGACATTAATAAAGAAATTAAAAACAACGAAACGTGGGTTCGTAGAATTGCCAATGAGGGCGGTTTAAATAAAGCAAGATGGGCTGAAGAAGGATTTGATGTTGCCGATATGAATGCATTGGGTAAAGGCACTAGGCCAATGTTTAGGAAGACTGGAGGAATGGCTCCTCAAGATGTGTCTGAAAGATTTAGAGAGCAAGGTATAGACATGGACGATAACATGGCTCTTGATTTTATTGACGATATTGTTCGCGACCCTTCAAAAGTTGTTGATGAAATGAAAGATAATTACATAAAAGAATTAAAAGCAAGGCTATCAGATTTAGAATTTTCTGATAATGATGTGTTAGAAGATTTGTATCATAAAGCTATTGAGATAGATATTGAAGATGACATTCAGATATTAAGAGAGTCTCAAGCAGAACTAGATAAATTTAACACTTCTATTTATGAAGATTATATTGATGAATTTCCTGCACCAAAAACACCTAATGCTTCGGTTACAGCACAACAAAAAAGTATTTTAGATGAAATAGGAATTGCAAAATTCTATGATGATGATATTGCCGCATTTAATGCTCTTGCAGAGCGACAAGTATTAGATGATTTTGATGAATTTGTTGATGGTGATATTCTTATGAAACAACTTGATGATGAAATTGAAGGGTTAGAATCAGTGACGAGGTGTGCAATTGGCTAAATCTCCAAAAGATCAACAAAAATTAAATATGGGACTTGAGCCTCTTAACCCAGCGAAAACAAAAAAAGCTACTCAGCCTAAAGTTAAAAATGTTGACGCTGTGCAAACTGCTTACACTCGCTGTGTAGATGTTGCTGTACAAGCTGGAAAAATAACTACTCAAATGGGCCAACAGATATTAAGGTCTTCTGAGCCAGATGTAACAATTTCAAATCTTGTAAGAAATAAAAGCCGCGAACGCAGAAATGCCGCTATTAATGCTGTTAGATTAGCTGGAGCTTGGGATCAAGTTAGCGCTCATGGAGTTTCTAAATACGATGGATTGTTATCATTGATGCGTAGAGACCCTACTCGCCAAGCTCAAGGCAGTAGTATAGAGCTTGAAGCGTCAAAGTATAAGGCACAATATCATTCTAAAATAGCTGAATTTTTAAGTGAGTTTAGAACTAGAGACCTTGGTTTTACTCAAAATAAAAAAGGTTTGCAAGATTTTGTTAGGGCTAGATATGGAAAAAAAGAAGTTAGTGAGGAAATAAAAGAATTTTCCAAAACGTATGGTGAACTTAGAGATACGATGGTTAATAATTTTAACAAAGTTGGTGGTAGCATTAACAAAAATGCAGATGCAATATTACCACAAGTACACGACCAGAAAGCTATGGCAAAAGCCACAAGACCTGATTGGATAGAATTTGTTAAAGGTCTTAAATATGAAATTAGAAACAAAGATACGGCAGAACCAATAAATCCTATAATGAATGATACTGCTCTTAATTCAATTTTTGATTCTATTACAACAAACGGATTAAACAAATTACAAGATTTTGAAGTACAAAGAAAAGTGTCTCGTCTTGGCAGTAAAGGTTCAGAGCAGAGAGTTTTGTATTTTAAAGACCCTGAATCATGGCTTGCTTATAATGATAGGTTTGGAAAGTCTGATGTTTTTACATTAGTTACTGACGATATCGAAAGCATGGCAGGCGACACTGCATTAATGAAAATTTTTGGGACTAATCCTGAGCGTATGTTTGAGTCACTTTTAACTCAAATTAAAAAAGAAGAACCGTTAAAAAAACTGCAAACTGAAACTCAAGCAAAAGCTATTTTTAATGTTGCATCGGGAAAAGTAAACGATGGTGAGTTTACTACTGCGGCTAATCTTATGCAGTCTGCGCGAAACATAATAACTTCGGCTTTTTTGTATAGAGCTTTTTTAGCTTCATTTTCTGATTTAGGAACAATTAAATTAGCAAGTGAATTAAACGGTTTAGAGTCTTTTAAAATATTTAGTCGGCAACTTAAATTAATGATGCCAACTAAAAATAAAGAAGAAATGCGAAAATTTGCTGTTAAAACAGGATTATTAGCAAACCAAATGATAGATAGGGCGGCAGGAGGAAATAGACACGCTGACATTTATGGAACAGGATTAAGTACAAAACTTGCTAGTGGGGCAATGAGAGCGTCATGGCTTACTCCTTGGACTGAATCTGGAAGGGGAGCTTTTGGTATGGAATACTTTGCTTCTCTTGCCGATGATTTTTCTAAAACATTTGACGAATTAAGCCCTGCAAGAAAAGAGATATTTGCAACATATAATATTACTCCTGAAGATTGGAACGCATTTAGATTAACTACTCCGTTAGATTACGATGGAGTTAAATTTGCTAATGCTTTAGAGGCTAAAGGAGAAAAGTTTTTAAGAGTTGTGTTGTCAGAAAGAGATGATGCAATTATTACTCCAGGATTTGGAGTTCAAGCAATTACTACAGGTGGACTGCCGAGAGGAAGCATAGAAGGCCAAGGTGTGCGCGGAATGACACAGTTTTCATCCTTTGCTTTAACAACTACTATGTACAATCATAGAAAAGGTTTTGCAAAACAAGGGTTGACTAGGGCTGAATATATTGGCAAATATTTAGTTTACACTACAGTTTTAGGCGGCATAGCTTTATTAGCTAAAGATATTGAATCTGGTAGAAATCCAAGAGATATTAATAATATTGAGTTTCTTACAGCCGCGTTTTTGCAGGGAGGTGGAGGAGGCTTTGTTGCTGATTTGTTATTTAAAGACCAAAACAGATATGGCGGCAGTAGTTCTTTTGGCCCACTAGGATCTGCAATTAAAGACATTCAAAAATTAACTCAAGGTAATATCCAAGAGTTGGTGCAAGGAGAAGAGACTAAATTTACTTCTGAACTTTTAGAAAATGCTTTTAAATATTCTCCTAACGCATGGCAAGTTTCTATAATTAAAAGATCATTTCTTGATGAATTACGATTAATGCTTGATCCTTCTTATGAAAATAATCTTAACAAAATTATGAGACAAAAAGAAACTGAGTACGATACAGAATATTTTTGGAAGCGTGGCGAGATGTTACCAGAAGCATTACAAGATAACTAAAAAGCATCGAGTGATTTATAACTCATAAAATAGTATAATTGGCAAATAAAATATAGGACAAGATAATGACCGTAACGGCCTTAGTAACAAGAAATGACATAACGGCTACAGCCAGCCAGACAAGTTTTACCTATACATTTAGGGTTCTTGCCGCTACTGACATGGACGTATACCAGAACGGTGTCTTATTGTCCTCTGGTTACACTGTAAACAATGTTGGTACGGTGACTGGTGGTACTGTTGTTTTAGATAGCGGTGCAAGCGCAGGGCAGATTGTAAGCCTTGTTCTTAATATGCCATTAGATCGTACTACCAACTATCAGAACAGTGGTGACTTTCTTGCCGCAGATGTCAACGAAGACTTTGATAAGATTTACATTGGTGCGGTTCAGAACGAAAATTCTCTTGATCGCAGTATAAGTTTGCAAGAAGTAGAGCCTACAGTATCAATGTCTCTTCCTCTTAAAGCAGATCGCGTAGGAAAATACTTGTATTTCAATGCTTCTACTGGCTCCCCTGAAGCTGGCGCAGTAACACCAACAGCGGCTAGTGATATTTCGTATCAACGCAGTGAGACAGGATCAGTTGCAACAACAGTACAAGCAAAACTTGAAGAAAGCGTTTCTGTTAAAGACTTTGGCGCAACAGGTGACAACGATACAGATGATACTGCCGCTATACAGGCCGCTTTGAATACAGGCAAATCAGTATACATTCCTATTGGTGATTATAAAGTATCAGCTACTATATACCTTACAACAGCAGGGCAACGCTTGTATGGTGAGAGTAGAGTAGATAGTAAAATTAAACGTACTAACACAACTAGTCCTGTGTTAGAAATGAGATATCCGCGTATTACTATTGATAACTTTACTATTCAGCACACTTCCTTACCTAACAAGTTAGAGATAGAATCAGCTAGAACAAGCTCTAATGTTGGACAGGGCGCACTATTGTATTGGCCTGAAACAGATGGTGATAATAATAAAGGAAAAGGATGGCATACCATACGTAATATGTCTTTAAGGAATGGTTACTCTGGTATAGAAAATGATTGGAATGCTACAGAAAGTGGCGTTTTTAGTGCGGCATTTGAAAACATATACTGCCGACAAATTAATGGATCATTTGTATTGCTAAATCCTGGCGGTTCAGCCAACAGTGGATGTCTCTGGAACAACTGTTACTTTGCTAACCAAAGGGGCGATGGCATATTAATGAATCGAGCGTTTGATTACAGAGAGGGAGCAAACAGTTCCTTCAATCAATTAAACATAGAAGCCTGTAACGTAGTAGCTAACGAAGTTATGTATATGCAGAATATACGTGGCGCAGTGTTTGATTCTATTCACGTTGAAGATGTCACTATTGCGCCTACTTCAGCTACAGCAGGGTCTTTTTTAAATCTAACAACTTCTAGCTCTTTAGTCCTAGGTGGCGTACATATTAACAAGCTAGGTGTAAATACTGGTACAGGGGCAGGACAAGCAAGTCACTTTAGTGTGTTTAAAATAGCAGGAAATGGAACTCAACAACCTTCATTTGTTGCAACTGAAACTTCTGTTAGGGCTGTGACTGCCGATGCAGAAGGAGTTAATGCGTTAATTGCAATATATAATGCAACAGCTACGGCTTCAGAAACAACAACTCTTGTAGTTAGTGACGGTGTAACAACAGTTAGTATACCAAGTGCAACCTACACTTCGCTTGCTCAACAGGTAACTGCAATACAAGGAGGCACAGGTTACGACGCGTTAAAATTCGATGTCTCTTTAAATGATGCAAAAGATGGGTTTAAGTTTTATTATACTACCACTGTTGGATCAACTCCAACCTTAACAGGTTCAGGAAGTAGCCACACAGTTAGCCTTTCTACTGCTGGATTTATTAATGGATTAAACCCAACTAACTTCTATCTCGTCAATATGACTGATAGTGACTTAGAGCTTAGCGAGGGAGTATCTGTTGGTTTAAATGGTGTCAGGTCAGAGAAGAACATTACTAAAGCTGTGTACTCTTCTGATGCGGACTTAGAGAACTATGGAATCAATAAGCTAGAGTTTGCATATTTCGATGGATCTTCTTCTGCTACAAAGATTGAGAACTACACTACTCTTAATAACATAGGTAATTTCATACGTCTTGTTGACCAGTCGAGCGTTACAATAGCAAGCGGTGTTATCACTGTCACTGGGGCTAACGCATTTATTGACACTGAGGGTTCAGCATCTACTGATGATCTGGATACTATTAATGGTGGTAGCTCTGGTGACATACTAATCTGTACAGCTAACAACGGGTCAAGAACTGTCGTATTAAAGGATGGTAGTGGAAACCTTAAGTTAGCAGGTGATTTTTCTTTAGATACTATAAACGACAAAATTGTGCTGATTAAAAATAGTAGCGGTAATTGGTGTGAACTAAGCCGTTCCAACAACGCTTAATAATAGGAAATAGATATGAGCATTAAACAATACGGTGGAGTCTTTGGGCGAAACCCTACATTTAACAATGTACAGGCAAACAGCTTAAACTTTGGCGATAACCCTATTGAAGTTGTTGTTGCATCTGGAGTCATTACGGCTGTGGGTTCTTTCTTGTCTGTTGACACAGAAGGCGGTGCATCTACTGACGATTTAGATACAGTCAATGGTGGTCGTGCAGGGCAGATGTTAATTTTAAAGCCTAAAAATAATGCAAGAACTATTGTTGCAAAAGACAACTCTGGCAACTTAAAGCTAGAAGGTGACTTTTCTATGGATAATGCCAATGATGCCTTAGTTCTTATATACACTGGCAGTAATTGGCTTGAAGTATCTAGGTCTAATAACGCGGCCTAACATTAATTAAACGCAACGAAGGATTTTAAAATGACAACTTATGTTACAGCAACTATTACCGCTGAGAATACTTTTACTAGCACAGTATTTTTTGACGGATATTTTAACTTTTCAGCTTCAGGCACGTTTGCTAATGGAAACATAGTTACCGTACAAAGAAGTATAGATGGATCTACTTGGCATGATGTGGATACCTTTACTGGTATAGAAGAGGCGGTAGGGTTTGAGCCTGAGCCAGCAATGCGATATAGGGCTGGTGTTAAGACTGGAGAGTTTGGCTCTGGATCAAGCACGGTTCTACGGTTTGGTGGAATCTGGAGACAGCCTGTTTCTTAACTAATTGGATATTATCATGCCTAAAGAGGGACCTGAAATGATAGACGTAACGAAAGATACACTGGATGTATTAGCTGGCTCGACGGCTGTGTTCAGCCTAGCAGGGATTCTTCCTCCTATCGCGGCATTGTTTACAATCGTTTATACAGGTATACGTATTTGGGAAAGTGATACGGTAAAAACATTTACAGGCAGAAAGTAATGCATAGGATTAATCAAGCACAAAACAATAATTGATACAAAATGCAAAAAGTTCTTATTTTTATATTCTTTTTAAGCAGATCATTAATTGCACAAGAAGAACCAATGGGCGATACGGACAGTCAGAATACGCAAGATGGATCGCTCAACACAAACACCGTAGGATCAGTAGTTAGTAGTAACAACAATAGCAAGGATGAGTCAGTAAGCAATACTTACAATGGCGCAGGATCTAGCTCATCAATGCCAGTAGGGTCAGCTATTGCCCCTTCCTATATGTCTAACGGCATGGAAACGTGTCTGCAAGGATCAGGCCGTAGTATCCAAACAGGACTGATTGGTTATACAGATGGCTCTTACGAAAAAGATGTTGATTGTAATCGTCGCAGGGATGCCAAGCTTTTAAATGATTTAGGAATGAAAGTAGCGGCTATCAGTCGTCTTTGCCAAGGCAGTGTTGAAACCTTTAGATCAATGATGCTTTCAGCAACCCCCTGTCCTTTAATAGCCAGCGGAAAACTAGTTGTAGGTAAACGTGCTTTTCTGTTAATGAAAACACAACCTAATTTGTACATCCCTGATTATGGTGAAGTAGCAGTAAAACGCACTGCAACATGGTCTAAAAAGCCACCAACGCCGAAATACAGCGACACGCAAAAATGGTACAACTCAATTTTAGGGATAGGAACAGATGATGAAGAAAATGAAGAAAGCGGTTCTGATGAGCTTGTGTCTGTTATGTTCAGGCGTTCAATCAAGTGAGCTTGACACTCTAATAGAAACGTCTAGCGCAATCGTTGATCAGATAGATAAAGGCATTATGTTTGTTGGAGGTTCAATCCACGCATCTCAGACAGGCATGGGTATTTCTAGCGGACAGCTTTCAGGAAACTATTACATATCTAGCGAGCAAGTAACTGCTTACAACTCTGCTTTGTCTGGCATGGTTAATTACCTGCCTTATGGTTCTGCTGAAGATTACCTCAACGAGCAAGCGCAAAGTGAACTCGATGCAATGGAAGATGCTATTGAGGAATTTACTACTGTAGTGGTTGATATGCTTGAGGTACAGGAAGTAGCAGAACGCGCTGAAACGGCTGAAACCCCCGATGATCAAGCAGAAGTCCAAGACTACATAGCGCAGAATGATATGTCAGTTTCTCAAGAGGACGCTGATACTTACAATCAAAGTCTAGATGATATTGAAGAACACGCTAACGCGGCAGGAGCTTTCTTAGCTGTAGCAGGGAACCCAGAAGCGGTAGCATTTTTAGATCAAGGTGCAATGGACAACAACACTCGCGTCGAAGATAACACGCTTACTTACAGTTCTACTAACCAAGCTGTTGAATTAGCTTGGGCATCTAGCGAGACAGTCAGCAGTGTGTATCTTAATGGGCAGGGTAATTACGGCTTAGATATTTACGCCTCCGAAACTGAAATTCTTAACACTGGTTACGAGAGTTTGTTCTACAACACTGGCCCAACGGCTTTAGGGTTTAATTGCTTCATGTATCAAATTGATTGTGAAGATGAAGAAAGTGACAACACATGAGCCTAGAAGAGACTGAGTTAAAAATTGGCGGCACATCCTTTAAAGGTGTGTACATTGCAATTTTGTTTAGTCTTGCAACAACCTTGGGTGGCGGTGTATGGACAGCAAGCAGTTTGTATTCACGGCTTGAGTCTGTAGAGTTGAATGAGATACCAAACATTACGCCTCTTCAAGAACAAGTTGTAACAAACAAACAAGAACTTTTGAGTGAGATTGAGTTAATTAAACAAGAACTAGCAGATAATGATGTGTCGCAGTTACAGGGCAAACTAGCAACATTAGGGGCTAATCTACAAACGATAATTGACCAGCAAGATAGGTTGTTATTAATTGATGAAAATGTAAATGACCTTGAAAAAGAAATTGAATCCATGAAAGCTACAGTAACAAAGGCTGAGTTAGTCACAGAAAAGGTCAGTGGATTTGAAGCAAAGATAACTACAATTAAGCGAGAGGTAGAAGACCTGTGGTCTGCAATGGACTACCTTTCTAACCCATTAAAGTAATATAAGAAGATTATATAATGAGCGTATTAACCTCCCTAATTGCGCCTGTCACTGGGCTACTTGATAAATGGATACCTGATGCCACCGAAAAGCAGAAGATTGCTTATGAACTCTCAACGCTTTCTGAACGCCACGCGCAGGAACTCGCAGTCGCTCAGATTGAACTCAACAAAGCAGAAGCCCAAGGAAACTGGTTTCAATCAAGTTGGCGGCCTGCAACAGGATGGGTCTGCGTACTTGGATTCGCAGTCAACTTCCTAATCTCACCACTGGCGGCAGGGTTTGGTGTAGTTATCCCTCAGGCGGACACATCTGTAATGATGCCTGTATTAATGGGAATGCTGGGCTTAGGTGGAATGCGTACAGCAGAAAGAATGAAGGGTGTAGGAAAATGAGATACTTCCAGCTAAAAGACTTCAACTGTCAGGAGACAGGCAACAATGAGATGTGTTCTGATTTTATGGATAAGTTGGATGAGTTACGCCATGTATGCGGATTTCCGTTTATCATTACCAGTGGGTACAGGGACAAGACACACAGTATCGAAGCTAGAAAGGCAAAGGTCGGAACCCACGGACAAGGGATAGCGGCAGACATTAGAATCAATAACGGTAACGAAGCGTACCAGATTATAAAGAACGCTCAGTCAATGGGCTTCAATGGGATAGGGGTAGCTAAGACCTTCATCCATGTCGATACTAGAAAGACTATGCCTGTTATCTGGACGTATTAACTTAACAGGCTCTTTGCTGTCTTCTTAGACTTCCTGAATGCCTTGGCTGTAGGCGCGCCTTTAGACCCAACCTTACGCATCTTCTCACCAGACCCAGCGGCTATTCTCTTTCTCTTAGCGTGTATGTTTGCGTATAAACCTTTCATTATTTCTTCAACATTGATTTCTTTTTACGGTACTTCTTTCTGCCTGCCTCATCTCGCAAAGCCTGTATAGCTTTTTCAGCTTGCTCTTTGTCTAGCGGCATAGAACGTGCGCGTTTAGCTTTTACTTTCTTTGGTCGTCCTACCTTACTTCCGTATGTACCCTTACCTTGCGGCATTGTATTCTCCTACCATTTAGATTTGTTAGCCCAGTATGCCGCAGACATCTTACCCTTAGCGATGTTCTTAGCGTGTCGAGCCTTGAATGATTTACGTCTAGCCTTCTGTTTAGCTGACTTAGGATTAGCCCCTGCACCTGATACGCCCTGCTGACCATAGCGAATAGTCTTTACTTGATCGCCAGACTTAGCGACAACAACGTGGGATTTTGTTGGATGGTTAGGTGTACGCTTAGGTTTATTGTAACCAGATACGCCAATTCTTTTTAAGAGACTCTTCTTTTCCATGCTCTGATTATACCAAAAAAAGCCCCCGAAGGGGCAAAACAACACTAGGTAACACACATGAAATAGAAAATTATATAAGACCCATCAATCTCCACAATTAATAGGGCCTAATTTGAAATTAATCTGTGCAGACAATCTCAATCTCAATATCTATTCTACACTAAACGTAGGGTGATGCAACCTTAATTCTTCATCTGTTGGCGGTTCAGCAAGAGCCTCTTGTTCAGCCTCTACATCAGACCAGATTAAATCTATCTCTTCTACTGCATAAGCAGGCAGGGCAGAGCCATACAGCACAGCCTCAAAGATAGAATCCATCTGTATTGGAACATGATGCATCTTTAAATCAATGGCCTTGCTCCGTAAATCGTTTAAAAATCCATTAGTCATAACAATCTTTCCTCATGGTATTTAATTAAATCATTAAACTCTTTTAACATATCCCTGTAATCAGCAGTGTACAACTTCTTAATCTTTCTTTTGTCTTGGTGCATCTGCCGAACAAAGTCCTCACCGTACATATCAATCATCCATAGTGTGTACTGTCCTTCAGCACTACCCTTGGACATACCAAAGGCATTACATCCTTTACACTGGGGGTGAACATTCTCAACCTCTAATGCCCAGTACGAACTACTCCCCTTAGCTATGTAGTGACCACCATCACATTCCTTCCAGTGCATTCTCTTATCACAAGATACACACTGAACCATTCCATATTCATCTGCGGCAGAGATTCTTGCCAATTTCTGGATTGCAGTCAAACACTTAGAACGTAATGTAACAGCCATAAATAACCTCATTTTACCATACCCTGTAGGGTAGATCATATTTTTACCTAAACGCGCTTAGAAAGCTCTACAAGCCCTTTAAACGCCCTTCCAGAACCCTTCACGGAGTATACCCTAGCGTTTGTTCTTCTTCTTTCTTTCTTCCCACAGTTTTTGTTCATCGCTAACCATATCCCACCAACCTTTCATACATATTCCGATTAGTATAAGCCATGCAATTCCTAGTAAAATTTCCATGTTAACTCCTACTCAGTCATATCTTTTGAAGGGAATGGTATGTGTATACCAGTTCTCTCCACCAAACCCCGATTGATAGCGTCATATACTTTAGCTACTTTGTCAGAGTGTATCTCGGTAGTAGATTCTATGTCGTACATGGTGTTTTGAATCTGCTTCCAAAATAATTTAAATGATTGTTGTGTCCACGGTATCTCAATGTCACCCTTCATAAACTTAGCGTTCATCTGATGGTAGATACCTGCATCGTTTAGACGTCTAGCCGCCTCTTTGAAATAGACTTCCAGTGCCGCTTGTTGCTTTGGTGATCGTGGTTTACCAAACGTGTACCGAAAAGTAATGTACTGCTTGTCTTCAAACAACTCATCGACAAACTTTTTAAACAATTCTTTCTTCTGTTCAGTGTTTACTGTGTACGCTTCACCCATTAGAGTTTCCTTCTTAACCATTGTGCACTTATAAATTCAGCGTGGCTTTCAAATACGCTACTTGCTAACTGTGGTTGAAAGTGGCTTTTATTTACAGCTTTAGATATTGGTCTTACATGGTGGTTACTAAACGTAGTAGCCTTACCTATCCTTTTGCTTAACGCATTTGGTTTAAGACCAGTAATCTCAGCTAATTTTTTAATTGTGTATTTTTCTCCTGCATTAAAGCGGGCATCATCCCCTACAAAAGTCATCAATTTTTGTTGATGTTGATTGCCATTAAACTGTGTTTGAACGCGCTTAATTTTCTTAAAGTTATTGTCTCTAGCAGTTGCCTTGTATCTCAGCCGCTCGCATACAAATGTTTTAGATACGCCAAATGCTTTAGCCAACTCGTCCCTGCTGTAGAATGTACCTGATGTTAGCTTAGGATTTTTACCCTTGTACTCAATTAAAATTGTTCTGCTATCGTGTTCCATAATTAATTCGCCCATGATGTGTCTGTCAGTGCATCTTCAATAGATCGATCTTTTATTGTCCCCTTTTGTTTGGGTTTAGATCGTTGTTTGCGGTTAGTTTCCCATGTTCTCACACAAGCCTTCCAATCTTTCATCTTGTTCTTGCCTACCATCCATCCCTTTGCTTGGTAGAAATCAATAAAGGTTTCTGCATCAACTAAATTGTTTCTTTGATTACAATAATCACTAACTTCATCAACACTGGGAGGAGTGAAACGAGTCCCCTTATTAGTTGTATTATTAAATGTATTATTAATTGTCTTATTATCCTCCATTATTTTATGGGGAGGGTCCCCATCATTTTGTGGGGAGGGTATACATTTTTTAATGGGGAGGGTATCCATTATTTTATCCATACCCCCCTCGTTGATTCTTATGTATCTTTTCAGGACTTGCTTAGTACCTTCTTTGTATTCAAGTTGTACTGTGATGTATCCTTTTGTCTTAAGCTGTCCTATCCAACCACTGACCGTCTTAGGGTCTACTTCATAAAGATCAGCAAAGTATTGATTACTAGACCAACAGTAGCCTTCCTTGTTACATAATGCAGTGATCTCTGCGTACAACAATCTAGCCAGTGGCTTTAAAGTCTTGTCATACCGAACATCAGCGGTCAAAATAGCGAAATAGGATGGCTTATCCATCACTCACCTACCGCAATGAACTCTGATACCTTAACTTCACAAGCACTAGCCAGTTTAGTTAGTGTCTTCATGTTCGGAGATCGGTGGTTGTTTCTGATTAAACTTAGGGTAGCAATGTCCAACCCTGCATTGACTGCAAGCTGACTTTGATTTAAACGTAACTCATACATAAAATGATCTATTGATTTATTGATGTCCATGTTAACTCCTTAGTAGTGAATGCGAACTGTAAATTAATTTTAATCTCTAGTCAAACTTTTGTTGACATCTAGTTAACCGTAGTCCATTATACTATGACAAACAACAAAAAGAGGAAATCAACATGAGAGACAATCCAATACAATGTCCAGATGATTTAGATGATTTTTATTCAAGACTTGCAGGACGACCAATAGACCCTGATCAGAAGAATGATGACTGGTTTTGGAATGAGCGCGAGAAGAAAGCCAAGGTTATAGAGGCTCGATGGATAAAGAATATGGAGAAAAGTCATGGATAATATGAATGATCTAAATGACTATGATCGTGGAGAGTACGATAGAATAGCAGGCTATGATGCTTTGCCTAATCAATCAGACTCTTATGAACAGGGTTATGGTAAGGCATACAACCTAGAGATGAATGCTACAGCGAGGAGCGAACAATGAATAAACAAGATTTGCTCGATCGTATTGAAATGGATGAAGAAGAATTTATTAAGTGGTCACAAAGTTTTTCTCCTGAATTAATATATTTTTGGGATGATACGCCTTGTTGTTTATACACTGATGGAGATGGAGGTATTGCATTGATACGAGGTTTTTGTGATGTATTTGAGGAGAAAGGATTTCAAATATCTTTCCCAATCCCAACACTTTATTGTGATATTTCTTTTGATGATATGTCTGACATCATAGCAAACCTTAAAAAAAATATTAAAACTTATTTAAAAGAACTGGAGGAAACAGAATGAGTACATGGAAAACATTATCAGCAATAGATTGCAGTAAACACGTAGAGAAGAAAGGCAACCTGTCTTACCTCTCTTGGGCATGGGCGTGGTCTACTTTGATGGAACACTACCCTGATTCAAGCTACACATACTGTCCTCCTTCCTTTCTTGAGAATGGTACTTGTGAAGTCAACGTATCGGTCACAGTGAAAGAGAAAACACACTCTATGTGGCTACCAGTTATGGATAATAGGAATAAAGCTGTGCCTAATCCTACATCCAGAGACATTTCTGATGCTCGTATGCGCTGTTTAGTTAAAGCTATTGCCATGCATGGGCTAGGTGCTTACATCTACGCAGGGGAAGACTTGCCGCAAGCTGTACAAAATGCTGTACTGTCTGGCGATCAAGCTAAAGAGATCAAAGGGCTACTTGCAGAGCATGGAGTAGATGTTAAAGTCTTTCTAAAGCACTTCAAAGCAACCTCAGTTGATGAGATGTTAGCTGTACACTACTCTAAAGCTGTGGCGGCACTGAATGCTAAGGCTAAAAAATGATCGCCCTAGAGCATATTCAGGGCAGTGATGAGTGGTTTGCCTCAAGATTGGGTAGACCCTCTGCTTCCATGTTTAACAAGCTGATTACCTCCGCAGGGAAGGCTAGTTCTCAGGCTGATGGGTACATAAATGAGTTGATAGCTGAGAGATTAACTGGTGTTCGTGTTCCTATCTACGTAAATGAGCACATGGAAAGGGGCACAAGGCTAGAACCTGATGCCAGAGAGATGTATGAGTTTGTAACTGAGCAAGAAGTCACAGAATATGGGTTTATATTGGACGATTCTGAGGAGTTTGGTTGCAGTCCAGATGGTATTATTAAAGATAGCGATGGCAATTTTGAGGGAGGGCTAGAGATAAAATGCCCGACTGATTCCAACCTGATAGGCTATCATCGTAACAATAAATCGTTTATCAGCAAATACAAACACCAAATTATGGGTTGCATGATGATTACGGGTGTTAAGTGGTTCGATTTAATGGCGTACTCTGAAGAACTACCCCACCTTATCGTAAGAGTGGAACGTGATGATGAGTACATAGAGAAGTTGGCGGCTGAAGTACAAAAGGCCGTTGATATTATTGTAAATGAAACGGAGAATTTAAAATGAAAGTAGGTTTATCGGTAAGAATTGATGTAACAAAGATAGATAAAGAGCGGCTATACAAGGGAGAAAAGGGTACTTACCTAGACCTTACCACGTTTGTAGACACTGCCGAGCAAGATCAGTATGAAAACAACGGCTTTATCAGTCAAAGTGTAGACAAAGAAGAGCGAGAGAAGGGTGTTAAGACTCCTATCTTGGGTAATGTTAAGGTTTTCTACACTGGAGAGACTGAGCGAGTGCAACAACAAACTAACAAGGAATGGGTTGATGAGTACAAAGCAAACTCTGCCCCAATCACAGAAGATATTCCCTTCTAGCCAAGGTGTCTGTAAGGCCTTCATAGCAGGATTGACCCACCTGTGGCGACAACGGGTCATAATAAAAGGATATTAATATGATTAAGATGCGAGAAACATCAGCAGACAGATCAAAGGAGCAAAGGTTATTGGCGGCAATGTCAAAGATACTAGGTTGTCAGTACAAGCAGTCACCAAATCTTAAAAAGTATAGGCTTGATGGTTGGTTTCACAATGGCAGTGATTCTGATAGTCGTGGTGACATGGTTGGTTGGGCAGAATGTAAGTGGTACGGTGACGGCAAGAAAGCATTTTGTGCGTTAAATGTCCCTAAATACATGGAGATTCTTCATCTCAGCCAAACTACCATGCTTCCGTCTTACTTTATTTTTAGAGAAGAAGGAAGATTTGGTTATATAATAGTCCATGATGGTGTTATGCATAGGGCAAAGTTTAAAGTATGTCAGACAGGCGGCACTGCAAAAGGGAGAACCCCAAACCCTGACGATATAGAGCCTCTAATTATGTTTGATAAGTCTGAAATTATTTGGGGAAAATGAGGTGTATATGAGTAAGGACATACAGATAGGCGGAACCCACTACAAAGACCTTTCGATACAGCCCATTGATTACATCTTGGGCAACTCACTTGGATATTGTGAGGGAAATGTGGTTAAATACGTTTCTAGGTGGCAGTCTAAGGGAGGAATAGATGATCTCCGAAAGGCTAAACACTACATTGATTTCTTGATAGATCATGAAACGAAAATATAACCTTTTGGTATGCCGCTTATTTAGAAAAGTCATTACCTAAAGTGATGGGAGGTAAGTATAATCGCGCTTCACAGACATAACGAGGTTGGAATGATTACTTACTACATAGTCCTTGTAGTGTGCGGCTTGCTTGCCATTGCAAAAGACGATTTAACAAATTCATAACGCCTTTCGGGGCGTTTTTTTGTGAGGTTCTATGAAGCATTTAATTATTCCAGATACCCAAGTCAAACCTAATTCACCTACTGACCACCTGAGATGGGCAGGATTGTATGCTGTTAAAATGCGGCCAGATGTTATCGTTCATATTGGCGACCACTGGGATATGCCAAGCCTAAATAGTTACAGTGGAGCAGGTTGCAAATCATTTGAAGGCAATAGATATATAAAAGATATCGAGGCAGGGATAAATGCCATGCAGGAATTCCTTGCACCTATCAGGGCAGAGCAAAAAAGACTGAAGGTCAACAAGCATAAACAGTGGAACCCTCGAATGGTGTTTACCATTGGCAACCACGAAAACAGAATTACAAGAGCCATTGAAAGTGACCCCAAGCTAGATGGTTTAATAGGGTTTAAAGACTTCAAACTGGAAGAGATGGGATGGGAGGTTATTCCGTTCCTGCAACCTATCAAGATAGATGGTGTGTGTTATGCCCATTACTTCACCTCTGGGATTCTTGGTCGGCCTGTTAGTAGTGCGAGAGCAATGATAACGAAAATGCTACAATCAACGGTGATGGGGCACGTTCAAGATAGAGAGGTTCATTTCGCGAAAAGGGCAGATGGTACAAGGGTTACAGGATTATTCGCAGGGATATTCTACCAACATGATGAGGATTACCTTACCCCGCAAACTAATTTGTCATGGCGTGGTGTATGGGTTTTGAATGAAGTAAACGATGGAGCGTTCGATGAAATGCCAGTGTCGATGAACTACCTACGGAACAAATACCAAGGGAAATAAAAAGCCCCCATGATGGAGGCTTGGCAGGGTTAGCTACTCTTAGGATATATAGCAATCCTTAACGCATTCATTGCAAAGCCCAGTAGCATATTGATTTAGAGTGCAAACTACTACGTATATATTGGGTATAGGCCAGTATTTGACCTCGTAAATATCACTAGCCCAGTTTACCAATTTACCATCGTCTACGGCTTTTTTTACTTGCTCTATTGTTTTCATTACAACCTCCATTTGGCGATAGATACCTTCTCACCATATTTGTTAGTTACTGTTAACCGTTCTGTCTTTATGTCATGGCCGTCCTGTTTCAACTCGCAGATCCTAGCAGGACATTCTAATATTCCAAGCATCTTCCAAGAGTTCAAGCGCGTCAGTGTATGCCCACGCTCCAAGTAGTCCAATATGCGTTCTTTCTGTGTCATCTTACAGCCCTCCAACGTGCATATGGTAGCCCATGACCAACACGGCCACAGTTAGGCCTGCTATGAATGATATGCTTATATCTGCTCTGTGCGTTGATCTAACGGC